CAAGATTTAAAAGCACAACATGGTTTATTAGCTGATGAAGAAATTATGTCTTTAATGTCATATGAAATTCAAGCTGAGATTGATAGAGAAGTTGTTGATTTTGTTAATGCTAACTCAACTATTTTAGCTGATACTGCATTTACTGCTGATAGTACTGATGGTACAGGTAGATGGGAAATTGAAAAATACAGAAGAGAAGTAATTAGAATTTCTAAAGAAGCTGCTCAAATCGGTATTGACACAAAAAGAGGTCAAGGTAATACATTATTAGTTTCTCCAAGAGTTGCTACAATGTTAGAACAAGTTGGTAAATTTAAAGTTGCTGAACAATTATCTGGTGTTGTTGCTCCTGTAAGTGGTGGTGTTGCTGGTACATTTGATGGTAGATTTAAAGTTATTGTTGACCAATATGCTACTTCTGATTATTGTACAGTATTATATAAAGGTGCTGATAGAAGAGATGCTATGGGATTCTTTGCTCCTTATGTTCCACTTTCATTCCAAAAAGTGACAAATACAGACAGCGGGCAACCAGCGATTGTGGCGAAAACAAGATATGCTTTAGATACAATTCCAGGAGTTGAATCAGCTATTTCTAACGATAGAGCAAAAACATATAGTAGATCATTTGGTGTTAACTTCACTAATACTGTATTAGGTGCTTGATTTTAAATAATCTAGGAACACTCCTAGATTATTTCTATTAAAAATTAATATTTTATAATATATAATAATTTTAAATAAGAGATATTTTATAAGCTAATTAACTCTATCAGGTCTTTAATTAGCTTATAAAATGTAGACCTGATAATTCTACCTCTTGTTAAACTATAACAAGGACCTACTAAAATGAAATCTAACAGTTATAAAACTGACATAAAAACGGTTTTAGACACAAACAATAATCCAAACTATTCTATTACAAATAAACATTGGTTCCGAGAAAGCGAACTAGCAGAACAAATTAAACAAGATACAATGTGGGTTAATGTTTTGAATCCAGATTTTACATTAAATCAAAGAATTATTCTTATTAGAGATAATATTATAAATTTTAAAGAATGTTTAATGTGTAAATCTAAAATCAAATTTGCTCAGCAATTACACAAAACATCAGATTATTGTTCAAAAAGCTGTGTAACAAAAAGTACATTAAGTACCAGAGTATTAAAACGAAGAGAAAATTCTAAAGATAAAAAGTGTATAAATTATAGATTATTAAAATACCCATTAAACAAATACGATTATAGATTAAAAAATAATAAACCGTATAATGAAAGAATGTATAGCAGATTATTGGTTAATTATCTTTGGAATGAGTATAAAAATTTAGATTTAGTAACAAAGGCTCTAATAAAATATTCAAAACAAAGAATATTTAATATAATAAAATCGGATTTATCTTTTCTTATTCCTGAATATGAAAAGGAATATAATTTAGATTTCAACACAACCGAAATATTCCGAATTTTAAAATTTGAAAAAGAACCTAGATTATGCCATCATTGTTCAGCTAAAATTATCACAGATAATCAATTTTGTTCTGTTCTTTGTTCGAATCAGTATAAATCAACAGATGAAATATATTTAGCTAATTTATCGAATAGTGTTACTGAATATTATAAAACTGCAGATAAAGAAGAATTAAAAGAGCGTCATAATAAAATAAAAGACACTCTATTAATATACAATCAAAATACAGATGATATTAAAAATAAAAATATGATAAAATGGGGGTATGAATACCCTCAGTCGCACCCTGATATTTTAGCTAAATCTAAACAGACAAGATTAGATAAATATGGAGATGAGAATTTTAATAATACTGAACAAAGAAATAAAACAAATCAAGAAAAATATGGTGGAAATGGACCATATTGTTCTAGAGAAATTATAAATAAAATGGAAGAAAATTGTATGTTAAAATATGGCGTTCGACATCCATCTCAAACAGGGTTATTTGATTATTCAGGTTATAAATGGAAAGAATACACAACACCAAATAATAACATATTGAAATACCAAGGGTATGAAAATAAATTATTAGATGAATTATTTTTAGAATATAGTGAAGATGAAATCATAACATCAAGAAAAGATATCCCTCATATATGGTATATAGGAATAGATAATAAACGACACAGATATTTTCCAGATGCATATATACCGAGTACAAATACTATTTATGAAGTAAAATCAGAATACACATTAAATGTAGGCTTAGAAACAAATAATTTAAAATTTCAAGCCGTAAAAGATGCTGGTTATAATTTTGTTCTAAAAGTTTATTAATCTAGGTTAATCCCTAGATTATTTAAAAAATTAATATTTTATAATATATAATAATTTTAAATAAGAGATATTTTATAAGCTAATTAACTCTATCAGGTCTTTAATTAGCTTATAAAATGTAGACCTGATAATTCTACTTCTTATTAAATCAAAAAAAGGAGTGCAAACCTAAATGAATCTAACAAAAGAAATAATATCGTCTGAATTAAGAAAAGATGGGTCACTAAAAACAAAAACACAACTAACAAAATTTTATACAACAAAAGAATTATATAATTTTTATCACAACACAACAAACAAAAAATGTGAAATATGTAAAAAAGAAACAAGATTTGTGAATTTTAAATTAGGTTATGATAATGTATGTTCAAGAAGTTGTAGAAAAGAATTTATATCTAAGCAATTTATTCCAGATTTCAATAATACTATTTCAATTGAAGAATTAAAAGAATTTCTTCTAAAAGAATTTTCTAATACAAATACATCAAATAAATTAAATAAAGCATTCTTTATTAATAATAACTATATAAAAGAATTAAATACGTTACTATTATATATGAAACAAATAAATGAACAAAATATAAATGTAAAATTGATACATGATTTAATATTCGGTATTGGTATCTGTGCTAAATGCTCTTCAGAAACTACATTTAGAGGATTTGGAAATTCTTATTCAAATACATGTTCTGATAATAGATGTAGTCAATCTTTACATATTAATAAATTTGTAGAATACAAGTATGTAATTAACAATTTTATTGATAATGGTAAATTTTTAATAGAAGATATGGTGGAACACTATAATGTTTCAGAATCATATATTAATAAATGGAAAGTTAAAAATAATATCAATATTGAAAACAAACATAAAAAGTATTCTCTAGGCGAAAGAATATTATTTTATACATTTAAAGATGAATATAATATAAAAACTAATTCTAGAAGCGTTATAAATCCTTATGAAATAGATATAGTTATCGATAATAGAATATGTATTGAATATGATGGACTAATATTTCATAGCAAAGGATTGGGATTCCCAGGAGATTGCAGCAAACGATTTAAAGATAAATTAATTCCAGATGGTTATGAATTTTTAACAATATTTGAAGATGAATTTATAGATATAAATAAGAGAAATATTTGGTTATCAATAATAAATAATAAATTATCTGTAAAACAAAATATAAAAGATTATTATATAAAAGAAATAGATAAAACCGAAAGTGATTATTTTCTAGAAATAAATAGTTTAGAAGGTTCTTTAGAATCAGATATATCTATAGGTTTATTTGATTTAAATAATACTTTATTACAAGTTTTAGTTGCTAAAAAATTAAAAGATGATTACTTAATTAAATTATGTAATTCTTTAAATAATAATTTAGAATATTATTTAATTCTTGAATATTTTGAACGTATATATTCACCAAACAAAATAAATATAATTTTAAATAAAAGATGGAATAGTATTAATGAATATAAAAAATATGGGTTTAAATTAATAAGAGAAACAGAACCAAATAAATATTATTTTAAAGTAAATGGAAATAAATTATTTTTAGATTCTGGAGAAAACGAAGAAGAAATGTTAAGAAATAATTATAGAATAATATATGATTATGGTAATTTAGAAATGAGTAAATTAATCAAAGATTAATAAAAAACATATTATAATAAAAACAAAAAGGATACGCATGCATCACTGTAATTACACAGAATATGATATGAAAATATTATCAGAAATACATGATTTCTTAACTGAAAATGATATAGAATATAGTCCAGAATATGAAAATTTTTGCTTACATTTTGGTAATCCAAATGGGAAAAGAAGTTATGAGATTTGTTATGTTAATTCTGCAGAATACCCAATAGAATATAAACAGTACGGAATAGAAGGAATAAAAACTGATTATTTTTATAATTTATCATATAAAGCTGAACATGAAAATAATTCATTCATTTGTTGGGTGAAGGATTATGAGTGGAACGACCCAAGAAAAAGAGAAGTTCTTAAATCATATTGGTTATATGCTGCTGGTAAAGTTAAAAATAAATTTTACGCTAGGGATTGTGAAGTAAAAGAAGTACCAACTAAAGAAGCTAGAGCATTTGAATCAGAACATTGTTTTTATGGTAAAAGGGGTGCATCCCTGAATCTTGGGTTATATACTAAAAAAGAAAAATATGGAATACCCGCAGGTACACTTATTATGCTTTATACATTTGGTAAAAATTTCTTTGGTAAAGATAATTCTATAGAAGTATTAAGAGTAGGGACAATGAAATTTTGTTCCGTAACTGGGGGAGCTTCTAAATTATTGAATCATTTTTTAGAGAATTATAAAACGATAAAAATAGGGAAAAGTGATGCTCCTGTTGAGAAATTAAAATTTTATAGTGATTACGATCATAACATTGGTGGAAGTATGGAACAACTAGGATTTAATTTTATTAATTATAGTAAAGGTGGTTTTATGAATCTTTGGTTAGAAACTGGTGAAGTAAAGCACAGAGAACCAACTAGACATAAAGAGATTATGACTAAAATGAAAGAAGGTTTGGTATTAGCAATACCAAATTCTGGTGTCAAGACTTTTGAATTAATTCCATAAATATATTCATAGAATAGTAAAAAGCTAGGTAGAAATTAATCTACCTAGCTTTTTTTATGTCTATTATTTTAAATATATAAATAATATAAAATATATTCATAATGAGGTAAAGTTATGGGAAAGGAAATATTAGATATGATAGACGTTGATAAGAATGGCGTAACAACAGATGATGAGATAGCATTAGCTGATAAAATACAAACTTTAGAAGAGAGAATTAAGAAAAGCGATGCTCAAGAAAAGATGTCTTGGGTTTCGCTTATAGGTATTTTAGTATTTACCGCTTTCTTATTTACTCCTTGGGTGAGTATCGAAAAAGTTGTTGCTATTGGTGAATTTATCGGTATGTTTTATATTTCTCTTGCGGGTATATTAGCAGCATATATGGGTACGCAAGCCTGGACAATGAGAAAACAATAAAGAAGGTGATTTTATGAATTTAAAAGAAGGTATAAATAAAGCTTATTCTACGCACTGGAGTATGATAAATACATTTACAGTACAATTCAATTTTCCGTGGAATATGAGTAGACTACTAAAAACAAAATTTGACGATAGTATTAATTTAAATATCATTTCTGTTACTACTCCGGATTTCACAAACACACCAATAGAGTCATTCGTTGGTAATAGGTGGAGAGTTCAAAACGGAAGAGATGAATTATATAAATTCAGTATACGATTTAGAGATAAAGATCAAATGAGTCTCTATAGGTCTTTTTACGCTCTATATAGAGAAACAGCAGAGCAATATTTCGAACATTGTTCATTTCAAGTACTTATAAAGAAGGATGCTGATTATTTTTATGAGTCAGATAGAAATTTTATGAATTTAAACGGGACTATAATAGAAAGTTTATCAAATTTAGAGTTTTCAAATGATACACAAAATCAAATTGCTGAATTTACAGTAAATTTCAAATGTGTTTTACCAAGTATAAATTAAAAGGAGTTTTATGAAAATTAAAGTAGGTAGCAATAATGTTACTATAAGAAAATGGAAAGCAAAAGAGAAAAAAGCTTTTTTAAGTACGATTAAAAAAGGCGAACCAATAGACAATTTACAAGATGTGTTAGTTTACAATTGTATTGAAGAAGATGTTGTTTTTAATGCAGATGAGTTTAAATATGCAATGACTAAAATACGAGAATACAGTATAGGTGAAGAAATAACATTGGAGTTTTATTGTAATTGTTGTAAATCTAAGTTCACAGAAACAATAAATTTAAAAGAAGTTGTAAAACCTGTTTACTCTAATAAAAAAATAATAAAAACAAAAAATTATGAAATAAAATTATCAAATATTAGAAATGTTGATTTTTATAAAAAGACACTAAAAGAGAACCCATCAGAAGAAAAAGATTATGATTTTTATTTAAGAATAGGTAGTATCAATGATAATGATTGTATGTCTTTAGATGAAATAATCCAATTATTTAATGAGATGGATATAGATGAATTCGATAGTATATTCGAACAATGGGAAGATATAAGATTTAAAATAAATGACACAAAACAGATAAATTGTAAAAAGTGTAATGATGCTGTAGTATATTCATTTGATGAAATACCTGGATTTTTTCCTATGAGTTGGTTTAAATAATGTATAAATATCCGGTTAAATTAAATAATAAAAAATTTTTAATAGAACCTTATAATACTGAAAAAGAAAAAGATTTACTAATAATGAGTTCTTTTGAAATATACGACGTAGATGAGATACTTAGAGTTTTAGGAGTATCTACAGATATAATAAGTACACTAACGTTTAATGAGAAAAAAGTCTTATTATATAAATTTAGAGAAATATCTGTTGGAGATGAGATATACGTTAAGTATAAATGTTCGCATTGTAAACATCCTAATGAATCTAATATCAGTTGTTCTGATTTAATTGAAGAGAGTACTCGTGCAGATGAAGATGTTAAGTTATTGGATTATGAAGTTACTGATGATAATCTTGTTGACTTTTTAAATATAAGTCAACAAGAAATAGATGAGATGGATATCGATGAGTACGAAGAAACAATACAAAGAGTAAAAGATAATCAAGTAAAGTATAATTTTATTAAATCAGCAAAGTGTATAAAATGTCAACAGGATACATTAATTCATATAGGGGATATAAAGTACATAATTGAGAGTTTATCCGAAGATACGCTTATGAGTATCTACCGAACTTATAATGATATGTGTATGTTTGGGAATTACAATAAAAGAGATATAGATTCGCTATATCCGTTCGAGAGAACCATATTAATAGGTTTAATAAATAAAACTAGAGAGGATATGAAAAGATGATAAAACGGTCTTATTATAAAGAAAAAATAAAAAAAGTTAATTTTGATACAATAACCGATGAAAAAGAGAAGTCAATTAGCCATAGTATTATCGATTTTCTTTATAATATTGGCGAAAAAAGTGCTGCATTATTTTTAGAAAAAAAAGAAGAAAAAAATCTTTATTCTGATAATTATAAAGAATGTCAAAAAATAGAAGAACAAAAACTTAAAGAGATTATGAAACTTTCTATGATAAATTCTGGTATTTTGGAAAAATTAGACAGAATAGAAAAAAATATGATTGATGAGCAAAATACAGACGTCGAAAGTCCGGTTATTAAAGAAAAAACTCAAAGAGACTCCTTAACAATCATTAAAGAAGACAAGAAAGATGAGTCTAGTTGGTTCGGTAATTTATTAGGAATGCTTCTAGGTGCTGGATTATTAGCTTTTTTAGGTGGATTTAAAGATTTCAGTCCGGTTAGATTTGCTATAAAACTAATCGAATTAGGATGGGATTGGATAAAAACTAAAGTAATGCTACTTATAAAAGGTGTTACTGCTGCATTATTAAAACCTATCCAAGAAATAATAGACTTTATGATGGAAAAATTAAGTAAAATACCTGGATTAGAAGATATAAACTTAAGAAATAGACCAAAGATAACCGAACCATCTAAAGAACCAAAGATAAATGAGGTTAAAGATGAAAAAGTAACCGATATTGGTAAAAAAGAAGCTAAGGAAAAAATTGATAAAGAAATAGAGAAAAAAATAGTATCATCTGGTGCGAAAACTGCTGGTAAAAAAATACCATTTATTGGGTTGACTGTTGCTGCCGAAGCTGCGATTGAAAGAGTACAAGAAGGCGATATTGTTGGTGGTGCTATGGAAGTTGCATCTGGTGTGCTAGGTACATTAACGATTGCATCATTAGGAGCAGGAACAGCAGCTAGTCTTGGTGTTGATGCTGCTCTATTAACTAGAGATATCAAAGCAATACAAGAAGCATTAATAACGAAACTAGATAGAGACGATATAATAGATAAGGGATTTTTCGGAGATACTACTGTAGAAAAATGGGATAAAGTAAAAGAATTATCGATAACAGATTTAATAACTTTATCAGAGTATGAAGATTTAAGTGAAGAAGATAGAACTAAAGTGTTAAATATTCTCTATAAAAAACAAGTTGAACAAGTAAAGGTTCCTGAAGACACAACTCAGTTTGAAGATGGTGTTAAAGTTATTTTTAACGAGAGGGAGATTTTAGCTGATAAACTTTTAGAATCTAATGATAAACTACAAGAATTTTTAGCCAAAAATCCGTTCACAGATAGTAATTCAGAACAAACAGAAGTAGAAATAAATGGCGAAAAGGTAAAAGAAATAAGGTTTAAAGATGAAACGTTAAACGATGAATATATTAAACTAAAAGAAAAATACGATACCGATTTTAAGAATTATAAAGAAGCTAAAACATCGCAACTACAACAAATAGAAGAAGCTAAAAAGATTGAAGCTGAGAATATCACTCAAATTTCTGAAAATACGTATTTTAATCCAGAAAAGCAAGATGTTACAGTCGCAGCAACTTCAAATCAAGTTAAAAAATCAGATATGGATATCGAATCAATATTCAATGATTTATTAGACAAAACATATAAAGAAGTTGAAAATATTGATAAATCCGCAAACGCTCTTGGCGGTAGTTTAGATTTATCGCCAAGTAATATAAGTAGTTCATTTAACACTTTTTTGAATTCTATTTCGAGTTCTCTAGAATCAAATCCAACGGTAATTGATTATGCTCAAAAAGATGTAAACGATGCTTTATCTAAAGATTATGGTAATATACAGATTCCAACGGGCGAATTAGCTGATAGAATAAAGAAGAGCGAAGGTTTTTACTCTACAGCATATCCTGATGTTAAAGGTTACTCAATTGGGTACGGACATTTCATAAGAGATGGTGAAGAATATCTTTTAAATGCTAAAATTACCAAAGAAGAAGCTGAAATTTTATTTGCTCAAGATTTTGAAAGACATAAGAATGCTGCAGTTAAAAATATTCCTAGATTTTACGAGCACCCTAAAGACGTACAAGATTCTTTAATAGATATGACTTTTAATATGGGACCAGAATGGGTAAACAACTGGCCTACTATAAAGACTCATCTAGAAAATAAGAATTACACAGGTGTAAAAGATGAAATATTAAAGTCAAAATATGCCAGACAAGTTAAAGGAAGAGCATTAGTTAATGCAAAGGTATTTGAGAATGCTGATAAATCTAAACCTGTGTCGGAATCCAACGTAACTGTACCAAAAGAAGAATCTATGGAAGTTCAGACTAATATAAATAAATTAAATAAAGATAATGCTATTGAGCAAAAACAAGCACAAGTACAAAAAGTTGAAAATATAAATAAAAACTTAACTAAAAGTGTCGCAACAAATATAAGTAACAACACCACGGTAAATAATTTACAAGTATCGCCTCAAAATGAAACAACTTATAATTTGAGTGAATTATTTGGTACATACTAACAAAGGAGAATAAATGGAAGCATTAACAATGCACTGGTACCCCGATTATATTATTAGACCTATACATAGTATGAGAAGTATGCGGATTATAGTAAAGGAGAACTCTAGATTAGATGGGCATAAAGAAGTGTTTAAAGATGCGGTTAAAAAGAAAGTCGATGAAGCTAAAGAGATATTTCAAAATTCTGCTAATCTTTGGGCTAGTGGTAAAAAAGTATCAGACATAAACACGACTAATGTTGATAAAAATACAAAAAGAATCATGCACGCTGATGCTATTTATGCGTGTGCATTACCATTACCTAATGAGTTGATGGATATGCAAGCACACAGATGGGACCAAGAATCTGGAATAATAGGAACTTTAGCAGGTGGTTTAGTTGATAAAGCCAATATAGGCGGGGTTGGCGTTAATAAGATACTAGGAGAAGCCAGTGCTTCTTTTGGTTTAAGAAAACCTCTGGTTGACCCAGGAATGTTTCAAAATTATAGCGGGTCAGCACCTAGAAATTTCAGTTTTAGTTTTGATTTAATACCGAATACAGATTTTGAAGCACAAAATATAATGAATATTATATTGAATCTGAAAAAATTCTCACTACCTCGAACAATGATTGGTGGCGTAACCTTGATGGCTCCATTCTTATTCGAAGTTGAGATAGGTAATGATAATATCAGAAAACTGTTAAATATGAACGATGTTGTTATGACGGAAATTGGAGTAAACTATGGCGCTGATGGAAATATGCAGTTTTTTTCTAATGGTATGCCTAAGTTTATACAACTACAATTATCGTTTGCTGAAAGAAGTCTAGTAACTTCTGAATTTTATGATTAGGAATGAAATATGAATAACACGTTACTACAGTACGAAATGGAAGAATTAGATGAATTTATAGTGTCTAATTATTTTAGTAAAAAAATAGATTTATATACTATATTAGATGAGTTTAAAAGTAAAGGAGAGATAAACATATATTTCTCTATTTACCAAATAATGGAAAACGATAAGTTAGAGAGGATTAGTTATGATATATACGGAACATCAAATTATTGGGACTTATTATTAGCATTAAATGACAAGTCACCATTGTTTGATATTCCGTACGATTTAGACACAATACAATCTCAAGCTAGTGAGATTTGGAATACTTATAGTGAAAAAATATATTTCCAAGCTCCACTAGAACCACTTATACTAAGTAATTTGATTGAATCAGAAATTGAAAAAATAAAAACAATTAACGAAAATCATAGATATATCTTTATAATAAAACCAAGCAAATTGTATGAATTTTTAAAGATTCTAAGAGAAAGGAATTATATAGTATGACAACGAAATCACCAGAAATATCGAGTGTTTTAAAATTCATAGATATCCAGTTTACTGATAAAAAAGGAAATACATATAACCTTTTACCCGAAGAATTAATTACTTATGAGAGTTTTTATAAAAGAAATACTCCGTCGATATATGGTAATATACTTGTGTACGATATGAGGGGAATATCAGATTGTATTGATTTCAAAACAAGTTCTGTAAAAGTGTACTATATAGATTTATTTGATAATTTCTTTTACAGAACGTTTAAAATAATAAATATATCGGAGAGTTATAATAATACTAATAATAAACTATACGAATTTAAATTAAGAGATGAAATATCTTATTTTCTTGATAATTTATTTATTTCAAAATCATATAATACATCAAGAACAAATAGTTTTTTATCTATTATGAAAGAGTATAATTTAAATGAGTTATTAGTTGCGAATAACATAAATTTAATTCATGAAGACGACAATATAATAGGAAATTTGGTTTTAAATAAAAATTTATCTGTTTTGGATTTTTTCGAGAAAGAATTTAATAGAATAGGTTTTTCTTTATATCAAGATAAAGGTAACTTATATATAAAGAATAAAGATAATTTGATACCCGGGAAATTACCTGTGTTGCCTGATGTTTTTTCACAAATAGCAACTAATCAAATTTACAAGAATAAAATATATGAATTCATAAATAAACCTATACAAAAAGAAGAACTGGATAAAACGCCAGCTCAAAAATCGTATTATTACGATATTAAACAAAAGAAAATGATTTCAATCAATGATAGTATTTCGTCTTTGAACTCAGAATTAACGTTAAATAAAAACACAGAACTGTTTCAAGAAACTGTGGGCACAAAAGCTAAATTTCAGAATAGACCAGATAGCTCTCAGCAAAAAAACGATATTAGAGATAGATTTCTAAACGCATCAAAGTCTAAAATGGTAGTCAACGGGTATGTCGAAAATGATATTAATAAAATTGCTGAAATAGAGTTATTAGGGCATAAAGGGTCTAACACAACTATTGGCGAAGGTAATGTAGTTAGCTCTGGTAGATATGTAATTTTATCAGTAACAGATAAGATAATAGGTGATAAAATGCTTCAACTTATAGAAATTGGAAGAAGTGATTTAGGAAGATAAAAAGAAAGGATATGTAAATGTTTTATAGAGGCACAGTAGAAGATAATAATGACCCAGAGCAATTTGGAAGAGTAAAGGTAAGAGTTCACGGTATACATGATGAAGGTTCCGCAGTAACAACAAGTCAATTACCTTGGGCGGAAGTTGCTGGTGGTACTGATTTCGGTTTATTGAATGGTGTTGGTGTTACGAGTATTTTAAGAGTTGGCACTATGGTCTGGTGTTTTTTTAACAATGATGATTACAACTATCCTGTTGTTTTTGCTGTTGTTAAGGGTTCATCTGACATAAATTCAGTAGCTAAGGGTTCATATGCTAATATTTCTACAATTAAGACAGCTAGTGGACATATAATTGAGTTGAATGATAGCTCGCCTAAAATTGAAATAAAACACAGTTCTGGTTCTAAGCTAACGTTTCAAGCAGATGGTTCTATATTAATACAATCAGTTAATAATATAACATACGCATCTTCTGGTAATTTTGATATAAATGCAGGAGGAAATTTCACAATTAGTGCTACTGGAAATCTCGGTTTAACTGCTTCGAGAATAGATTTCAATGGCTAGTGTTACTTTTAATAGTGGTGGGAGTTTAACATTTAATGAGAATGAACATATAGCAATAACATTTAGTTATATTTTTACTTTAACACCCGAAGAAATATTAGAAGCCGAAGAATTACAAGAAGAACCGAATAGTATAATTTCAGGAACTATATCTTGCTCACCGCCGACTGATAACTTGAACTTCTCTTTCGATATTACTAACAATTCTTTTCAAGTTAATGGTTTGGTTGGTTTAGATGACTTTGTTGCGCAAATAACTTATGTTGATAAAGGGATGAGCGATAAAAATCAGGTACCAGTCATAAAGTCTAAATATAGCGAAGTGCCTCCAGATAAAGATATTTTTAGAGTAAATCCCGTAGAAACGTCAAAATCATTTAATATTCTGTTAGAACTAGTTGATAGAAAGAATAATACTTATACGAAGGATTATAATATAAATATTACAATAAAAAATAATAGTATAAGTAATTGGATAACTAATTACCTAGAAGGAGTATAAAATGCCAGCTATATCGCGAGGAGGTGATAGTGTTAGTACAGGTCATGGATGCGACGCAGTAACAACACTGGATTCAAACAACACGGGTTTGTCTTCAAATGTTTATATGAACGGAATACCAGTATGCTGTGTTGGAGATAAGACTATAATACACACCATACCAGGTGGTTCTAGTTGTGTTCCACACATAGCGTATATTAACTCGGGTAGTTCAACTGTATTTGTTGGAGGAAAGGGTGTTGCTAGAATAGGAGATTCGTGCGACTCTGGCGTTATAATATCAGGAAGCGGAAATATATTCTGTAACTAAGGAGATAAAAATGTATAAAGATTATGTATCAATAATAAAAGAAAACACTGATGTGCCCGCTATTAATAATAGTATAAAAAATATATTATTAACTAGAAGAGGTTCTGTTCCGGGTAACCCTAGATTCGGTTCAGATCTACATACCTTAATATTTTCACAGCTAGATAGTTTAACAGAATCAGTTGCAAAAAGTATGATTTTTTCGAGTTTATCGGAATTCGAGAACAGGATAACGATAAACGATATTAGTGTGAAATCAATAGAAGAATATAATAAAATTGTTATAACTGTAACGTATAGTTACAAAGATGATTTTAATAATAACATATCTGGTTCTGCAAACATATCTGTTTAAAAAAATATAAATATAATTAAAAAGGACAATATATGATAAAAGAAACAATTCCTTTTAGTTTTTCGGATATTTATTCTAAAGTACAGACGAAATTTATGGAAAAGGGATACGATATTCAAGAAGGTTCAAACACGATGCAACTGGTGAGTGCAATGTCATACTTGATTAGTATGTTAAATGCAAACACAGCTGTTAATATTAACGAAAATATTTTAACATTAGCAAGAAAAAGAACAAATATATTACAAGATGCTAGATTATTAGGTTATGAACCTGGAAATAAAATATCGTATCAATATGAGTTAGAATTAACTTTACCTGCTGGTAACTTCATTCTACCTAAATACTCTAAATTTGTGTCTGGAGACAAGACTTATTATTATTTAGGCGAAATAATAACATTAGTTGGCGTAGATGATGGTTATAAGTTAAATGTATTAGTAAAAGAAGGCACGCTGGTAAAAAGTAATGAATCGAGCGCATTAACTGTTACTTTAGGAGAAATAACCGAGAATGGGGTAACAAAACCTCAATACTATGTAGATGTACCTTTCACTGATATAGAAGATGACGGGATAGAAGCATTCTTAACGTATTATGATTCTACAGGTGTTTTGTTTAATAAAGAGCAATGGGTAAAAATGGAAACATTTACAGTTGACTCAGATACAATATTAAATAAACAGTTTTATAGATTAAATTCTATAGGATATAATACTCCTAGATTATATTTTAAATTACCAAATACAGCAGGATCATTAACAGTAGGTACAAAAATAGAACTAAATGTACTACAAAGTTCTGGTAGTTCTGGCGCAATAACAACAGACGTAACAACAGACTTAAATTGTTCTGTGACAAATTATACGTTAAAAGTTCAAGGGACAGAAGAAGAAACTGATGAAAGTATAAAACAAAATGCTCCTCTTTTTTGGAATTCAGCAAATAGAGCTGTTACCAGAAACGATTATAAGAGTATTTGCGATAGATTAACTGTAATAGACAAGTCTTTTGTTTGGGATGGTAATGATGAATATCCTAAAATACCAGGTAAAATTTGGTTTAGTTTCATACCTAGCACATTCACGAGACAATACTTACAAGACGAATTTAAAACAATATTTCAATTAGATAAGATGAGTGATGAAGAAAACTGGTTTTTAGAAGACACAGAAATAACAAATGTGTTCGATTATTTAGATGTGTATAAAATACCTACGTTAGTATTTGCTCACAGACACCCAATTTATTTGGATTTTGAATTCGATATAGAGATATTGAAATATGATATAACATCATCTGAAAGTGAGCAAAACCAGTTAATTTTTAATGTAATTAATGAGTTTTTTTATAATAATAGTACGTATAAAATTGAAAATTTTGAATCTAATTTTTTCAGAAGCAATTTAATAAAAAGAATCGACACCCAAATTACTGACATAACTGGTGTGAATTCAGTTATGAGAAATTCAATTACACTGTATAATAAATACATAACAAATGAATCTGGAACAAATAAAATAATTATTCCACTAGGGTTCCCGTACGAGGACTATTATGATACGGCTGGAAATTTATTACCAGAAAAGATGCCGAGTATAGATACGTTAGAATTTTTACCTGGTAAAAATTTAACTGTTGATTGGAGTACATTAACCGGAGAAGAAAATTTAGAATTTTTAGTAGAATTAAATATAAAATTAAATAGTACTATTATCGGTAAATATAAGATATTTTATAATAAATATATATTAATAGAACTAAATATAGACGGGGTAAACTTAACAACATCTAATATAGAACAAAAAGTATTAAGTGTTAAGTACAACACTGAGAATGTGCAGGTTAGTAAAAATACTATACCTAGGTTGAAAAGAGTGAACTTTATATAGGAGGAGTTATGACTGATAAATTAATGTCAATTTTTGAAGCTATAACTCCGGATAATATCCGGGATATTTCAGTTATTTCAGATAGTATGGAAATATTTATAGAGTTATTGTCAGAATACTCGTATATTAGCGTAGATATACATAAAGCTTTAAGTGAAAACACAACTGCTTCTTTAGCGGAGGAATTACCTAAAATTTATCTATACGATTACTACTCTATGATTGAAAACCTAAGAACTAATAAAAATATAATTAAAAAATTTAGAGATTGGAATGTCGCACTGAATCCTAGTTTATACCCTGTGGGTCTACCATATATTGGAGAAAAATTATTTATAAATTATTTTATAATTGGTCAAGATGGTACCGTACTAAAATTAAATGCGGACGATGATACTAGCGAATTTAATATAAATCCGTTATCAAAAAAATTAGCAATACTAAAAAATAATTTGATACAAAATAAATCAGAAAATTATTTTATCAATAGACAGTTTAAACTATCAAAAGGTTTAATAAAATCTATGAAGTTTATATATGATATTATAAACGAACATTTGGTTAATTCGCAAGAACAAATGGATATCGATATTCAAGAGACAGGTAATCCTTTCGAGTTTATAATTTCGGGTTCAATAGATAAAGATATATACGAACAATCAGTTGCGTACTTGGCACACCCAGCTGGATTTATATATAATTATGATTATATATCATCTTTAAAATTTTCAGATGACTATTCGAATAAAGACGTTTATATTATAAATATATTGGAAGTAAAAAGTGATACTTCTGAACCAGTTCAATATACGGGGGAAGTAATATATATTATAGAGAAAGATGATTATAAAAAAATAATATTTAAAGATGGGTTTTATCTTATTCAAGAGTCAAACACAGTTAAATATTTTAATTCAAATAACGCACTTGTTACTATATATCCAACAGACGAAGTATATTATATAAATTTAGATTATACAATATCTAAAGAAACAATTTTTACTGATGAGTTCAGTATTACAACATTTTAAAAAGGATAAAAATTTGAAAGATGAATATAAAATAAATGGACATATAATTATAGAAAGTATCGATTGTAAAGGCAATATTATTGATAGATATGAAAATTATAATTTAATTATGGATGGAGCTAGAAAGTTATTAGCAAAGAACATCGCTGGTACTTCAGCAGCTGTGCCTATGAATAAATTTGTTCTTGGTACAGAAGGTCATATTGAAGGGGACTATTCTCTAGCAAAAACTGAAGCAGATGGTTTTGTTAGTTCAAGAACTAATTTATTTTCTGAAGAAACTATACACTTCAATTATCCTATAACTTTTACTAATCCAGCAGGAACATCAGGAAATTGTACTATAAATTCAGCTCCAAATCCAGGAAATACTATAAGTAGAGTAGTAACTGGCTCTAATATAACTTATACAGTAGTTATACCAACTACTGCTGGTAATAATGCCGGAATAGTAGTATACAGCGAAGCAGCTCTATATGCAGGAACAAATTTATTTAGTATGAAATGCTTTCCTGGAAAAATAAAAGATAATACTGTATCGTTAAGAGTTATATGGACGATTAAAATGTAAAAACTTTTATAAATAAATATAAAAGGAAGGATAAGTGATAATTGGTGAACACAATTGTATAATAGGTAAACAAAATATATTGATAAACGATTTTTCTATTAGTACTTTTGTTCATTATTTTTATATATCGATTTATATTATAAAACAAATAAAAAAATTTTATTTAAAAATAAAGTATAGAAATAAGGCACCTCCTGTATAAAATTAGAAAATAAAAACAACAAAAAATAAATACAAAGGAGAAAAATATGGCTCTAACTGATTATGTAGACTTTACAAATAATTATTTAGTTAAGAATGGTATGATTGGTAATGCTACAAACTTTAACAAGTCAATAGATAAATTAAAGTTAGAAGTAGATGAATTGAATACAACAAAAGTTCAAAAGGTATCAAGTACCAATAATTCGGTACCTAGATTTGATGGTACATCAGGTGATTTGAAAAATAGTTCAGTAACTATTAGCGATACAGGTGTTATAACTGGTTCTTTAAATGGTAATGCTGGAACAGCAACTGCGTTACAAACACCAAGACTTATAGGAGGTGTGTCATTTAATGGTACATCAGATATAACTTTACCTGGGGTTAATGCTACTGGTAATCAATCAACAACAGGTAATGCTGGAACAGCAACAACTCTACAAACCGCTAGAAACATTGCTTTAACAGGAGATGTAACGGGTAACGTGAATTTTGATGGTTCGGCTAATGTTAGTATTGCTGCTACAATCGCAGCAAATTCTGTTGCTCTTGGAACAGACACTACGGGGAATTACGTAGCTGGGGTAACACAAGGAACAGGAATAAGTGTTACCGGAACAGCTGGAGAAGGTTGGACACCAGTAGTGTCTCTTACGAATGTAGGAACTGCCGGAACTTATAGAAGCGTAACTACCGATGCACAAGGAAGAGTTACTGCGGGAACTAACCCAACAACATTAAGTGGTTATGGTATTACTGATGCTCAAACTGCTTCTAGAACATCAGCTACATTTACAACAGCAGCAAACACATGGTATAGAATTGCTACTTCTGTAGTTGGTATCGAGAGAAACTCAGCCGAGTTTGTTGTTGATTGGGCAGTAAGCGGTAATCATGGTAGTACTAGATTTGCGGCCGCTTGTCATTATGGTGAGTCGGCTGGCGTAAGTTTAATGCAGACTAACTATGCTAAATATGGTACTGGTGGAATTACGGAAGCAAGGATAGTTTACCATACGACGATTACTGGAAACTATGCGTATGTTGAAGTTAAATTTGCAGCTGCATTAACTAGTGTGGTCGTAAATGTTGAGATGCAAGACCCTCTTGGATGGACTTTAGTTACACCAAGTACAGCTGGTTCTATACCTTCAGGATATACTTCTTACGTTCATACATTTATTCCTAGTGCTGCTATAACTGCTGGGACATATCCTAAAGTTACCATCAACCAAGAGGGTAGAGTTATTTCTGGTTCTGCTATGTTAGCTACGGATATACCAGATTTAGACGCAAGTAAAATAACGTCTGGAACACTTCCTGTTGTAAGAGGAGGTACGGGGGTTACAACAAGTACTGGTACTGGGAGCGTTGTGCTTAGTACAAGCCCAACTCTTACTACTCCAAATATAGGAGTTGCAACAGGAACAAGTTTTAATAGTATAACTGGATTAGCATCAGTTGCACCTATCGTTGCAGGTACTGCAGCAGTTGGTACGAGTACATTAACAGCTAGACAAGACCATGTGCATCCTGCACAAACAACAATTACAGGTAATGCTGGAACAGCAACAACTCTGCAAACAGCAAGAACAATAGGTGCAAGTGGTGATGTTATTGGAACAGCTACAAGCTTTAATGGTTCAGCTAATATAACTATTCCAATGACATTAGCGAATTCTGGCGTAACAGCAGGAACTTACAGTAAAGTAACTGTAGATGCTAAAGGTAGAGTAACTGCAGGTGCGACACAAACGATGGAAGATATTCCAGACGCAACTTTTAAAAGAAGTGTTAGATGTGCTACTACGGCCAATATTACTTTAAGTGGAACTCAAACGATTGATGGTATTGCTGTTGTTGCTGGTGATAGGGTATTAGTAAAAGAGCAAACTACGTCTTCGCAAAATGGTATTTATGTGGTTGCAGCAGGTGCTTGGACAAGAAGTTTAGATGCTGATAGTTCTAGTAAAATAGCTTCGGCAATTGTAGCGGTTGATAGTGGGACGTTGCTTGGAGGTAAATTATTTGATAATGATTTCAAAACAACAGATACGTTAGGTACTACAGCTATGACTTGGAATACTAACTTAGATGATGGCTCGTTGTTAACTGCTGGTTCAACTGCAATAGGTATGATTAAGTATAATGGAACTACTGCTGCAGCTGGCCAATTTGATGGCGGAACAACAACGCCAACTGGAACAACAAGGTTGAATTTTGGTGGATATTTTTATCCAACATATATAAACTTAATTGGTTCTGCTGAAACAGCGACAGCAAGTTCACACGTTTTCGTCGAGACAGCAAGCGACGGGTATGTTAGACCTAAAACATTAGCCAACTTTAAGAGTGAAATATTTGCATCACCTACTTTAGTTACTCCAAATATTGGTGTTGCAACTGGTACTAGTTTTAATTCAATTACTGGGTTAAGTGCAACAACACCATTAATGAATGGTACTGCTGCGGTAGGTACTGGAGTAACAGTTGCAAGGGCAGACCACGTTCATCCTAGTGATACAACTAAAGTTGCTAAAGTTACGAGCACAGATAATGCTATTGTAAGATTCAACGGTACTACTGGAGAGGTACAGAATAGTAGCGTTGTTATTGATGATAGTGGTAACCTACTACTTCAATCAGGAACAGGGACATTAGGCTATGGGGCTGGTGCAGGTGGAACAGTTACTCAATTAACTAGTAAAAATACATCTGTAACATTAAATAAACCAACTGGCGCAATTACTGTTAATGGTTCAAGTTTGGCTCCTAATGATACAGCTTCTTTTATTTTGAATAATTCCACTATATCGTATACTGATATAGTAATTATGTCACTTAATGGTGGTATGACTGACGCTAGAACATATAATATTTGGTCATATGTTAGTTCTGGATACTGTCAAATACTTATTAAAAATATTTCTGCTTTGACTTTAGCAGAAGCATTTATTATAAACTTCGCAATTATTAAAGGAGTAGGATCATGAATAAATTAAAATTAAAATTAGATAAAGATTGGTTAGAAGCAACATTTGTGAATGTTGCTTCTGTGATGGAAGAAGTGCAAAAAGATGTTGATATAGATGGTGTAATAACTAAAGAAATTACAAAAGAAGAAAAAATAACAGAAGAAGAAATTCATTGTGAATCTTTTTCTGGACATCCCGAACATATATCTATGTTAAGAGACAGATGTGCTCTATATGATATTAAGTTATCTATTGATGATGAAAAACTAATAGAGGAAGCTATTAGTAATTTTATAATGCCTTCTCAAGAAGAACTTGATAAAATTTATTTAGACAATCTTAAAGTAGAACTAAAATCTGCTAAAAAAACAGCATTAGATAATATCGTTGTAGAAGTTGATGGTAAGTTATTTGATGGAAACGAGTCTGCTAGATTGAATATTATGTCTGCAATTCAATCATCTGAGTTGTTCGGATCAACAGAAACTGTGTGGAAGTTAGCTGATAATACGTCAGCAGTAGTAACACTAGATGAATTAAAAATGGCACTAGCTTTATCTATTCAAGAAGTTGGTAGAATAGTTATGGTGTCTAGTATAGAAGAATTATGACTTCAGATATTTATAAGCTAGAATTAAAACCTCTAGCTTCTAATAAATTAGAGCTACTCAAAAGTTATAAGTACAAAAATATTACTGTACCTAAAGGGTTTATTACAGATGGTGCTACTGTACCGAGATGGTTTTGGATAGTTGTTCCTCCTTTCAAACCTAGACATCTACCAGCAGTTATAATACATGATTATTTAATTGATAGAGGCGAGATTACGATAGGAAATAAACTTTTTAGAGAGTTACTTTTAAGCTTAGAAGATACTTGGAAGACTAGATTGATGGTTACTGCGGTGGATTGGTATTGGAAGTATTACAGAACGTTAAGAAAAGGCAATATTTAATATAATAGAGAAGACTCTCTATTATATTAAAATCATAAGCGTTATTCCAATGAAATGAAAGAAACCATAAATAACTTCTTGAGTTTCCCAATTATTATCGCACACGAAGTATTTCGTAACTATATGAGGATTATATAATCTACTCAATTCTCCAGCAACTGGAAATCCTATACTTACAACAACTAATCCAAAAATAAACTGCCATAAAACAATTAAATTTAAAAATAATAATAAACTTAATGGTAAAATCCACCAAAAGAATCCTCTAAAGAATAAAGCTAATCTACAATAATTTAAATAATCTTTTCTTTGTTTAATAAAGAAATTAGATATATAATGAATCCAAGGAAAACTAATTCCATCATCATTAATATAATCTCCATCTTCTTTTGGTTTATACTCGCTTCTTTCGGGTTCAGGCATAACGATGTATCCGATCCATTTACCCCAAGCAAAACTTTCTCCAAGAATATATAATCCTCCGAATAATAATCCCCAATACCAAATTCCTGAAACGAATCCAACTAATAGCGCCCAATAAATTGCATAAATAGTATTTCCATTTATTTTCCAAATTATTTTACCTGTACCTCTCCAACGATTAAAAAGCATTTCTAACATTTTAACTCCTTTTTATTTTATTTATATAAATAAATATAAAAAAAGGTGGAGATTAATGATAACACATAAGATTGGAGATAGTATAAAATGGAAAATAAAAAGCACACAATCTAATGGTATGCCTGTAGATTGGAGCACAACAAATATAGAAGCTAGAGTTACTAATAAGTTCACAGGCGCTGTTTTGTTTAGCGTATCAACACAAACAAAAGATGATAATAGCTATATGACAAAAACAAATTTATCAAACGGCGAGTTTGATGTTGTTGTAAAAGATACTGAATCATTTAAAAAAGGCGAATATCTACTTGACTTTAAATACGACACAGACGGGTTTAAACAATCCTCAAAATCTATAACAGTGAAGTTAGTAAATTTCACTTAAAGGACGCTATATGAATGAAACATTCGAAGTTTCGAATATAAGTATAATAGAGAATACTCTAACAACCGTATTATCTACGGAAGATTCACAATATGTAACAATACTGAATAACGATATCATATCAATTAATATACAATTAAATGAGATTGATGTTAATTTTATTGATGTAGGAATACAGGGTCCTGCAGGAAAAGCAGGAAAGAGCATCCAATATAAATGGGATGGTACAAGACTTGGTATTAAAACAGACAACGAAGAAGAATTTGAGTATTCTAATTTAAAGGGTGAAAAGGGCGACAAGGGTGAGCAAGGTGATAACCTCACTTTTGATATTCTTACTGAAACTCAAAAACAAGAGTTAAGAGCAGACGTAGGAGACACTTCAATTAACTACACAAATATTTTTTTAAATACATTATTAAATTAAAGGAGATAGTATGAGTTTAGATACAAATTTACAAAGTGCTTTTACAGCGGTTGGGAACGCTGTAAAAGGAAAGATTTCGAGTTCTGAAAAGGGACAACCTAA